ACGAAGCAAGGAATATCATCTTCTAACTCATGCATTTGCACCGTTAAGACAGGCAAAGATGGGGGGGGGTTTTTCTTCCCGCTACCACTAGAAGAATCAGATGAATCTCCGGGTGTTGCGCCAGAAGGGGCGCAGCGATTGCCAAGGCTGACAAATTTTGGGAAACTAGGGACACGAGGACCTTCATAGAAAGGATTAACATCAGTTTCACATTCCATTTGAGGAACGGTTTCAGCTGGAGGCTCGGAAATTAACCGGGAGAAAGGGGGGGGCAAACTACCTTCTAAAACAGCTTTCACTTTCTCAAAATCGATCTTAGGAACATCTTTACCATCAACAGTGTTACGAAGAATAGCACTACGAAACTCGGCTCGACGACGAGCCAAACCACAACGCATAACAAACACAAGTTCTTCAAAATTGAGAGTACGGTGACAAAAATTAACTTCGGACCCTTTTGCAAGGCCAATCTTAAAATGAAGATGCTCAAAGTTATTACAATGACCAGGCGGGATCTGTACCTGATTATTCTCGTAAACAACGTCATACCGCTTACCCTCATGCATATATGAGGTATTTCGAATGACATCGACGTGGGTGAAACGCCGTAAAATAGCTCCTATATCATAAAGATCCTTGAAGCAAGTTTGATAGGGGACATTTGTAGAGAGAAAAACATTAAGAGAAGTGAACAACTTGCCTTTCTCCAAGAGACCTGCCATATTCAAAGGGTGTGGGGATGGAGAGATCATAGTTAAATACTCCGCGGTAGCTTTCTTTTGCTCAGGACTTGAGCAAGCACCAAAATCATCCTCATACCAAACAGCATGACCATTATAGCGAGAGCAAAAAGGTTCAGTGGAATTTCGATTATAAACAAGGCGATCAGCCGGAACTTCAGGATGAAGCAGCCGAGCTAAACGTTGGGTAAGACTAGTTTTACCAATGCCTGGTTCACCCTTGAAAATATAAGCATCAGGGATTTGGCGACAAAGGGAATCGCCGAGATTAATAGCACATTGATCAGAGAGTTCTTTAAGCTCGCCTTTAAGAGCATGAAGGAGATGACTGGCGGCAGGAGAACGAGACAAATAAATGTCCTCGCTTGTTGCAGCAATCAATTCTTTATAAACAGATACAGTGTTTCGAGCGAGTTCAATATCAAAAGGGGCTTTGTTAGATTGGTTATCAACCCAATCTCTAATAACTTTCCCAGCATCTTTAACAGCTAACTGAGAGCGAACATTGACACACATAGTTTCAAGACCGAAAGTATGACAAAACATATCCTGAAGAGCACGAGGAAGCGCTGACACAATAGTGGCGAAGGCATCCTGGGCTATCATCGCTGTTGCAGCGATGGGCATGATTATCTTACAAGCGGCGGCGACACGTTGGACAAGTGAGAGATTCTTAACTTTAATTTCTGGCGATGACATTGCAAGCACTCCTGCCATAATTGCAGTTAATGACGAAACAGACTGTGGCCGCGTAGAGGTAGCGTCCTGGGGCGAAAGTAAATCGGACGAGAACTCTGGGGCGAGCTGTAACGCATAGCGAATAGGGGAGACAAGAGTTCGAAGCAACTCAACTCCACAATATTCCATGCAATCAAGAATAGAAGTGACAACAGAGTGGGAGAACTCTGCAAATTTTGAGACGATTTTAACAACACACAAACCGAATAAAAGAGCAAGGAAACTTTTCAAAACGAATGAAAGAAGAGCGGCGTCAGTCACCAACGAGGTGAAGGCGGCAAGCCCTTGTTTCGCGGATTGATAAAAAGAAATAATTTGACCAAACAAAGACGACATAGTATCCTGAACGAAATGAGTAGCCCCGACAGCGCCTTTAATGGCATTGTCAAGACCAACAACAACTCGCTCAGACATAGAAGAAAACATCTGAGGAGTAGTTTCGGATGAAGTATCCTGCATTAGATAAACCCAATATTCGGGATCTCGAGTAAAATCCTCAATGGGAACGAGCCGACAACCTGCACAGGTTGCAGGTCGAGGATTAGCTGGACACTTATGAGTTATACAATACATAGAAAGAACAGGAACATCAGTCCGACAAGTTCTGATAAGGACATAATTCCAGTGTTTTTGGTGATGAAAGGACCACAATAGATGTGAATAATTAATAAGACCTTTACGACAGCCAGAATACAATACACGCTTATTAACTTCAACGAGGCTGTCCAATTTATCTTGAGCAACGAGCTCAACGGATGAAGGAGATGCAGCCTCAGTAAAAGCCGAACGAAAACAAAACCTGCAAACAACAGAGTTTGTAACAAGCTTACAAGTCTTACACTGGTGAACGACAGATTCAGTAACAATAAATGTCTCATAGTGATCAAAGTCACCCGGGCACAAGGCACGAGGGTTGAGAAGGTCACGTTGGTTAGAAAGGAAGCCATAGAGAAACTTCTTGTTACGAATAGAAGTAGACAAACCTTGAGGTAGGTACAGTTCTGAGAGAGTAGAATGCTCAGCAAGAGACCAATGGCCAGGACGGTCAAGGGTAGGAAGAGCATTTTTACAGACTTCTTTGGATGAATCTAAAATATTTCGCAAGCCGCACAAGGAATGAGAATAATTCCGGTGCGGGAGCGTATGACCCAAGCCATTCTCTTTCGAGAGACAACAAAT